CACGTTCAGCAGCAAGAGCAATTGACCTCTACAAATCAGATAGAGGCATTGGCAAAGAAACTAAGAGCAAGAGCAATAAGAGTGCAGCAGAGGCGGTTTCGACAAAGAATAAAAGAAGCAAGCCGCAAAGTGATGAAGCGTCTACATACCTTAAAGAGTCAGATGTAGACAAAATGTCTACACAAGAGTATGAGAAACACGCAGATGAAATCATGGATGCTATCCGTAGTGGTAAGTTTATCTATGATTTATCTGGCTCTGCACGATAAAAAAGAGTTGACAAGTACTTATTTATAAGTATAACTATAGTCATGTATGATGTAAACGGGTTAGCTACTTGTTTACATTGTCAATCCGCAAACGACAAAAATCTTAAAGATTACCTGATTAGCATGGCCTATTGAGTACATTGGTTGCAACCCTTGTATAAGATACACCCTACGTTAGACAGCCTCTGCAAAGAATTGTACTGTTTGCATCTGTACAATCCAAAACAATAGGAGATGGATTATGGCTTTCCCAAGAGCAGCGGGTTACAACAACTTACCTAATGGTAATTTTAGCCCGGTAATTTACTCCAAACAGGTGCAGCTTGCATTCCGCAAGGCCGCTGTTTGTGACGCAATTACGAATAACGACTACTTTGGTGAAATCGCAAACTTTGGTGATTCAGTTAAAATCATTAAAGAACCCGAAATCACTGTTAAGGCATACGAACGTGGTACTACAATCACGCCGCAAGACCTTGACGATGAAGACTTCACACTGACCGTTGACAAAGCAAACTACTTTGCATTTAAAGTTGACGACATTGAAGAAGCACATTCGCACGTAAACTTTGAGTCTCTCTCAAGCAACCGTGCTGCATACCGCTTGTCCGACCAGTTTGACGCAGACGTACTGGGTTACTTGACTGGTTTCAAACAAGCTGCAATTAGCGGTAACGCTAACGTAGTTAACAACATTGTTAACGGTACTGTTTCAGTTCCAACAGCAGGTACAGATGAACTTCTTTCCTCAATGAAACTGACTGCTGCCGACTTCAATGCTGGTAACGCAGCTAACTGTGTGGGCTTGAAGCCTCGCGCATCTGAAGCTGTACCAACAACTGCTGGTGTTGCTAACCCACTGACAGTGATTGCACGTATGGGTCGTCAACTCGACCTACAAAACGTGGACTCACAAGGTCGTTGGTTGGTAGTTGACCCTGTGTTTGTTGAACTGCTGAAAGACGAAGACTCACGTTTGTTTGATTCAGACTTCGGTGGTGCTGGTCTACAAAACGGTTTGATTTTGAATAACCTGCATGGATTTAAAGTTCATGTTTCTAACAACCTGCCTTCTATTGGTACAGGTCCATCTACTACAGGTGGAACTAATGCTAATAACTTTGGCATGATTGTTGCTGGTCATTCTTCAGCCGTTGCTACTGCTGACCAAATCAACAAGACTGAAACTTACCGCGACCCGGACAGCTTCGCTGACATTGTCCGTGGTATGCATCTGTATGGCCGCAAGATTCTTCGTCCTGAAGCACTTGTTAACGCCAAATACTGCTTGCTGTAGAGGAGATTGAATTATGGCACTAGGTGATAATACACTCCAAGCGGCACGTGGCAACTCGCAGCGTGGTCGCAACCCATACATGGTTCAGACAGAACTGAACTTTGCTACTGCTTTGACTGACAAAGGTTCTGCTCTTGCAGCAGCCGATGTAATTCCAGTCATTGCTGTCAAAAAGGGATTCATGATTATGAATGCTGGCATTGAAGTTGTTACTGCTACTTCAGCAGGAACTTCTACTGTGGATTTGGGTACAGGCGTTGATGCTGATTGTTTTGTTGATGGTTTCAACAGTGCATCAGGCACAGCGGCAGGTACTGTAGCACAAAATGCTGCAGCTTTCCAGCCACTGATGTGTGTTGCAGATGACAACATTGACCTGACTTTGGCTACACAATCTGGTACTGCTTTGACTACGGGTGTTTTCCGTATCTGGGCAATTCTAATGGATTGTACTGACGAAGGTGACTTGACTGCTCAAGAAGTAGCACGTGACTTTGCTTAAATAACATAGTATTGGGGCAGGGCAACTTGCCCCTTTACTTTCATTTTATAAGGATGCACGATGGCATACACTTACCTAGACATTACTAATGAAGTCATTGCACGTATGAATGAGGTGGCTCTTACGTCAGCTAATTTTGCGTCTGCGCGTGGCTTTCAAGTTCAGTGTAAGAATGCGGTAAACGATGCTATTAACTATGTCAACCAGCGAGAGTTTGGTTGGCCTTTTACACATGATACACATACTCAAACATTAGTAGCTGGTCAAACACGCTACACTATTCCTGCAGACTCACAGTCTGTAGACTATGATACTTTTAGAATTAGCAAAGATGATACGCTTGCAGTAAATGGTATTACTTTGCGTATTATGGATTATAAAGAATATACTCAAAAATATATTGAACAAGAAACTACAACAGGTGTAGGTGCTGTTCCTATTTATGTATTTAGAAGTCCAGATAATAACTATGGTTTATTTCCTTATCCTGATAAAGCATATGAATTAAAATTAGAATATTATAAGAAGCCTACAGCTTTGTCTGCACACGGAGATGTGCCTACAGTTCCAGAACAGTATAGACAAGTAGTTGTAGATGGTGCTACCGCATATGCATATCAGTATCGTGGTGAGGCACAGCAGTACGGAATTAACTTCTCACGATTTGAAGATGGTATTAAGCAAATGCAGTCTATCTTGTTGAACCGTGCGGATTACGTTAGGTCTACATACATTCCTTACTCACAACGGTATGGTGCTGGCGCGGGTGGATTTTAGAGGTTTTAAATGGCAGATGAATCTGGCCTTAATCCCTTTGTGTTTGCATGTCAAGGTGGTCTAGTTCTCGACCAGTCAACCTTTGCAATGCAGCCGGGGATGGCACTTGAACTAGAAAACTTTGAACCTGCCACTACTGGTGGGTACAGGCGTATCTCAGGATACAACAAGTGGAATAGTAACATTGTTCCACAAGACCAGCTTTCTAGTGAATCTGTACTTATGTCTGCTCACTTTAAGGGTAACGTGCTTGCAGCGCGGGGACGTAAGATACATAAAGGTGCTGCAGGTAGTGGGTCTTGGACAGAGATAGACTCAGGTAGAACAGGCGCAGGACGCTATACCTTCTTTAGATATACACTAGCAGGTACAGAATTTATTGTGTGGGCAGACGGTGCTAATCATGCATCTAAATACGATAACACTACAGTAACAGATATTAGTGGTACAGGCGCACCGTCTAATCCTAAGTTTGTTACAGGTTTTAAAGAGTCATTGTTCTTTGCTGGCATGTCTTCTACCCCACAAGAGTTAGTATTTACTGCACCCTACACAGACACAGACTTTAGTACAGCTAATGGTGCAGGTTCTATTAATGTTGATAGCAATATTACTGGACTGTTTCCGTTTCGTGATTCACTTTATATCTTTTGTGAAGAACGTATCTTTAAGTTAGTAGGTAATACAATAGCAGACTTTGTTTTGCAACCTGTAACTAGAGAGATTGGATGCCTAAACGGTTTTACCATCCAAGAATTTGCAGGTGATATTGTTTTCTTAGGTCCAGATGGACTGCGTACCGTTGCTGGTACAGAGAAGATTGGTGACGTAGAACTTGGTACAATCAGTCGTGCAGTGCAGGAAAGATTTGAAGGACTGTCAGACGTAGATGAGTTTGATAGTGTTATCATACCTGACAAGACACAGTATCGTATATTCTTTTCTAAAGCAGGTACACCACGGGCTACAACAACAGGTGTGATATGTGTGCGTAAAGGTGATGCTTACGAGTTTGCAGATATAAAAGGTATCAGACCTAATAGTACAGATAGTGTAGTTGTTGCAGGTGAAAGTATTGTTCTTCATGGTGACTTTGATGGCTACGTGTATAGACAAGAACAAGGCAATGACTTTGACGGTAGTGTAGTAACAGGTAGGTATCGTTCACCTGATTTGACTATGGGTGATGCAGGTATTCGTAAATCGTTTGACCGTGTTATTATTAACTACGCACCAGAAGCAGCCGTTAACGCAGACTTGTTTGTACGGTATGACTACGAAGCACCTAATGTAGCAAGACCAGCAGCATATCCGTTTGACACAACTACCTCAGTAGCTATCTATGGTTCTTCTGTGTACGGTACTGCAACATACGGTGGACAGTCTAACCCGTTAGTACGTCAACCCATAGAAGGTTCAGGTTTCGCTATAGCATTACGAGTAAACGATAGAGGCACATCAGCCCCATATTCATTAAAAGGATTTCAGCTAGAGTTTCAAGCTGACGCAAGGAGATAATAAATGGCAGGTTATACTAGACAATCCAGTTATGCTGACGGTGACATTATTGATGCAGCCGACAGTAATGATGAGTACAACCAATTACTAGCAGCATTTGTAAATACATCAGGTCACAAGCATGATGGCACAGCCGCAGAAGGTCCAGTCATAGGATTGATTGGAGACCCCGGCGTTGTTGCTCCAAAGAACAAAGTTGTAGTAGACGATACTAATAACCAAGTAGAATTTAACATTGATGTAAGTGGTACAAGCACTGAACAGTTTGTTGTCAAAGATGGTGTAATCGAACCTACTACAGATAACGACATTGACTTGGGTAGTAACTCTAAGCAGTTTAAAGATGCCTATATTAATGGTACAGCAAACATTGACGCACTTGTAGCTGACACTGCCGATATTAACGGTGGTACAGTAGATGCCGTAACATTAGGTACTAATAGTGCAGTCACAGAAGCACAAGTAGATAATTTAAACCTTAACGGTAATGCGATTACCAGTACAAATACTAATGGCAATATTGACTTAACACCAGCAGGTACAGGTGAAGTAAACATTTCTAAAGTAGATGTAGCCTCTGGTGAAATTGATGGCACAGTAATCGGTGGTAACTCTGCTGCTGCAATTACAGGTACAACAGTTGTTGCTAATACTAGCATTAACATTGCAGGTGACGGTGCTACCGTTACAGGCATCAAAGATGAAGACAATATGGCATCTAACAGTGCCACTAAACTAGCTACACAACAGTCTATTAAAGCCTACGTGGATAGTCAAGTAACTGCACAAGACTTAGATTTTGTAGGTGACAGTGGTGGCGCACAGAATGTAGACTTAGATAGCCAGTCACTGACCGTAGAAGGTGGCACAGGCGTTGATACAACAAGTTCTGCACAAAAGATTAGCATTGCTATTGACAGCACTGTAGCAACCCTTACAGGTTCACAGACGCTTACTAACAAGTCTATTACTGCACCAGTGCTAACTGGCTCTGCATCATCTGCTGGCTCTATTCTATTTAAAGAAGATACAGATAACGGCACTAACGCTGTCACACTTATTGGTCCTGCTGCTACTGCAGATGTTACAGTCACACTGCCAGCAGCTACAGATACTTTAGTAGGTAAAGCTACTACAGACACACTTACAAATAAAACCTTGACAAGTGCCGTACTGAATAGTACAATAAGTGGAACTTCAATTAAAGACGAAGACAATATGTCTTCTAATAGTGCTGACCACTTAGCTACACAGCAATCCATTAAAGCATATGTAGATACACAAGTAGCTACAGTACCAGTGGGTGATATTACTTCTGTAGTCGCTGGTGCAGGTATGACAGGTGGTGGTACATCAGGAGATGTTACACTTAATGTTGTAGGTGGTACAGGTATTACCGCTGATGCTGATGAGATTACTATTGACTCTACTGTAGCTACACTTACAGGTACACAAACACTAACAAACAAAAGTATAACTGCTCCTGTACTTACAGGTTCTGCGTCTGCCGCAGGTTCAATCCTCTTTAAAGAAGACACAGACAACGGTACAAATGCAGTAACACTTATCGGACCTGCCGCTACTGCTGATGTAACGGTAACACTACCTGCAGCTACAGACACACTGGTAGGTAAGGCTACAACAGATACT